TTAAAATCACTATTAGGCAAAGTTACTGCTAAGGCTCCTAAAAAACCTTGAATAAAAGTTTTTCCTGCTCTTATCAAAATATCTTTCATAATACACCTCCTACTTAAATATTTCTTCTTTCATCAATTTAACATCTTCTTCTAATTTGTATGTTCTTTCAATTAATGTGTTATGCTTATCTTGTTTCTTTTCTAGTTGCTCTATTCTATATAACATCAGAGAAGTTGTCTTTTTATTACTTGACACTGTGGCTAATATACTTGGTACTGCTACACATATACCGCCTATAATTGCTACCCATATATCTTGCATTGTTAGTCCTCCTTTTTACTTTACATTTGTTTGTAAAGATTCCCCTACCCTATCGTGTAACTCCTTGTTTTATAAGGCTTTGCAACGCTTTTACACTTTGAAATATATCTTTAAAAGTAGGGTAGGGTATTTACATATTTTACATTTTAATCAGTTGTTTTTGTATATAATAAAGTTATATATTTAGTCCAAATAGTCCCCCATGAACCATTTGCGTGAATAGATATTTTTGTTTTATCTACAAATGTGTATAATTTATCGGTAATGTTCCCACTATAACCTATCATAGGAATATTATAACCTAAACCACTGCTAGCCCACATAAAACAACCTATGGGGTCAAACCATATCATCTCAACATTATTAACTCCGTGATTGATTTCTAATGTTGTATCTGCAGATATTGTGGTTGTAAAGTTAATAACTTTTCTATATAAAGGTTTACCATTTATCCATTTTCCTACTACTTTTTCTGTTGTTGAATATGTACTTTTATTAATATCATTTTGGTTTACTTCATTTATTGCATTTACTATACTTGTTTTGTCTTGTGTTGTTAAGTTTTCTAATATTCCAACTAAATCATCATTTTCATTTACTACTTGTTTAATTTCATTTAAATCAGTAGCATTACATTTGTTTACATCTGCTACATCTTGGTTAATGTTTAATGCTACTTTATCTGTATATGTAATCTTACTCATATTTTACCTCCTAATCTGTTGTTTTTGTATATTCTATTGTTATATACATTGTATATAAGTCCTAGTTTTCTCCTAATTTTAATACAATATTTGTGTTATCAACATAGTTTATATATGAAGCGGTAGATACATTACTATATAATAAAGGCATTGTGTATATTTTATTATCGTACATAGTTACTGCTTCTATTTTTGTAACCATTTTTAAATTACTAATTCCGTGTGGTATATTAACAAGCCCCGCTAATGCTCTTGTTGAATATTGCACGACTTTTCTATAAATAGGTTTGTTGTCTAACCATTTTCCTATAACTTGCTCGGTAGTAGAATATTCTTCAAGTCTTGCTTCATTTATTGCACCGACTATATTACTTTTATCGGTAGTTTCTAATTGTGCTAAATTACCAATTTTTGTATTAATGTTATTTATTTCTTGTTGTAAACTATTGCCATTTTTAAAACTAAAATTAATATTATCAGTACCGCTTACTTCGTTTATTTGAATATCGGTACTATCTTGCATATATTTTGCCATTTTATTACCTCCTTAATAATATATTTTTTCATCATTATAAAATACTTCATCAACACCGTAAAAGACTTCATTAGGTTGCAATTTTTCATCTATGTATACATCTTGTTTTATTTTATATATACAGCGGTAAAAAATAGCCCTCATTTTCCCACTTTCCCACCTTTCGCATTATCAGAATAATAAAACTGTGGACAAACCCGGGAATTTCAATAGGCATAATAAACAAATATGCCCAGTGTATTTTGTGAATAAATTACACTGGACACAGTATATGCAGTATGCTATAATAATACTTGTAAAGGAACGGCGGCGGTTGTTCTGACACCTCTAAAAGGGGGTGATTGCGTGGAATACTTGACAATGATAGTATTGATACTTATATTTGCTACGGCTTACATAAATAACGCAAAAAAATAACCGCCCTGTGTTCGCACCACAAGACGGTTTTTAAATAAAACGGTTAAATGCGGAACAGCCTGTGCCGTTCCTTTTCACCTATATTATACAACAACAACAATTTGAAGTCAATAGATTTTTAACGGTCAGGCGGTGAAATAATGGCAGTAAATAAATATACAGAGGCAAGGCGTAGAGCTAACGAAAAGTACAATGCTAAAACATATGAAGAAATAAAGGTGCGTGTACACAAAGGACAAAAAGAAGTAATCAAGGCACACGCTGACAAGCAAGGCGAGAGCGTAAACGGTTTTGTAAAGCGTGCCATAAGCGAAACAATGCAGCGTGACGGCGAGTAATTCCACAGTATAACATATGCTTTTGAGGACGGAACGGGCAGCCGTTGCCCCTCGCAAGAGGTTAGGAGATGTGGGAGTGTCGCCCCACCAAAAACATATGCACTAAATAAGGCAAGCTCTGAAATATGGGCTTGCTTTTCTTTTGCCTGTGGATTCCTGTATTTCTGCTATGCCGCTGCCGAATTGAATTTTAACACGCCCTAAATGCAGTTTAACACGCCCTATTTGATGTTTATTGACTAAACAGCATAATAATAAACGCAGAAACGCCCCGTGCAAGCCTATATTTGACCTGTACGGGGCTTTTGTTATGTTTTGATAATACGATTACATTTTAATCGAAAACCGCTTACAAGGCATTTAAAGCAATGCTTTTTACCCTGCGTTTGCTTTGCGGTTGGTGTTTAGAATTGTTTCAAGCGTATTCGCCGCCTGTCTGTCTGCCTCTTCAACGGCGTGTACATAGCGGTTAGTTGTTTTAAGCTGTGCGTGTCCGAGCCTTGACGCAACATTTTTGATATTCGTTCCGTTTGCAAGCAAGAGCGTTGCCGAGGTATGCCGCAGGGCGTGAAATTTACGGTGCGGAAGTCCTGCACGCTTTAGAAATCTTGAAAACTGCAATGTAGGCGTTGTGGGGTACATAGGCTTTCCGTCAGCCTGAATGAATATCCATTCGTCACCCTGCCATTTATCACCGATTAAAAGCCTTGTTTTCATCTGCTCCGTTCTGTAAAGCCTTAGAAATACTTTGCTATCTGTATTATCTGTTCAATATTCGGCTTTCGTGTTCCGTTGCACCAATATGAAACAACATTGCTATTAACTTCTAAATACTTTGCAAGGTCTTTTTGCTTTTTGCCTTGACTTTCGAGCAATTCGGCTATTGTATAACCTATTGTAGAATTAAGCGTATCGTACATTTTACCACCTCAAAGATAACTATAATGTTAGTTGTGTAAAACAAATTAACATTATTGTTGACTTGCTGTTGTTGTTATGCTATAATTCGATTGTAACAGAAATGTTATCATATGTCAACAACAACATTAACCGAAAGGAGCAGAAAGACTATGCAAAGAAATCTTGATATCAGAGAGGCGGCACAGAATAACGCTGTAATGCTGTGGGAGATTGCCGACAAAATAGGCATAGCTGACAGCAGTTTCAGCCGCAAATTACGCCGTGAATTGCCACAGGGCGAGAAACAGCGTATATTCTCTGCAATTGAAGAAATTGCAAAAGAAAAAGCCGTTGACTAACTTCCCCGAAAGCCAACGGCACAAGCTGCATAACCGCACACAAGCAGAAATTTTGAACTAATTTCAACCGCTTTTGTGCCTTTATATGAGCGATACACAGCCCTAATCAGATTATAACATTATAAAACGGCTGTGTAAATACGAAATGAAAGGATAATTATTCTATGAAACTTGCAAGAATGCGAACGCTTGACGAATGTTTCGCCGAGATTAAAGCAATGGACGAAAACACAGCCGTTTCAAAATGTTACATACGCCGCCTTGCACTATCGGGCAAAATCCCCGTTGTAATGTGCGGCAGAAAAAGACTTATCAACCTTGACGGGCTTATAAATTATCTTTCGTGCAGCGGCAATACAACCGAAATCGCACCCGAATACACCCCGTCAAACAACATCAGACCGATATATTAAGGCGGTGATATATTGAATAGCTTTGACAACATACCGCAGGAAATGAAAGAACTGCCGCAATGGGTGGCAAGGGTTGATAAAATCCCCATAAACCCTAACAGCCTTTACGGTGCGAAATCAACCGATAAAACAAGTTGGGGAACATTTGAACAGGCAAAGGCTGCAATCGGCAAAAAGGCTAAAATGAAAGCCGTACAGGGCAAGGAGTGCAACGGTATAGGCTTTGTTCTGTCTGCTCCGTACTGCGGAATTGACATAGACCATTGTTTTAACCCCGAAACGGACGAATGGTCAAAAGAAGCACTTGACATTATCAAGAATATGAACAGTTACACCGAGGTTTCACCGAGCGGAACAGGCGTTCATATCTTCTATAAGAATGACGGCAATACCCACACGGAATGGAACAAGAAAAAGCCTATTGACAGCATACAACACCTTGAAATGTAT